TGAGTGTGACTCTTTAGTAAAGCCAGAGAGTTCTAATTACGATGGAATTGCTGGTGGCAAGGTATGGCGTAATGGCAATTTATTGGCTAGGTTATCTCCTAATTCCCCGTATCCATTGATAGTGAATGAGGAGAGAGAGGTTTTTATTAGTGTTGAAGCCGTGGCAGTTCGAAGGAGCGACTTGTTGGGGGATTGAAACGGACTTTTATTTTCCAGACGACCATAGGGTTACTGATGAAAATAAAAAAGTAAAGGCACTTTGCAGAAAGTGTATTTGGCAAAAAGAATGTCTGACCTACGCGCTACATTATTCAGTAGTCGGAATCTGGGGTGGAACAAGCCCTAGAGAACGGTCAGCAATGAGAACACAACTAAATATCATCCCGATACCTATAAACGAAGGAAAATGACTAATGACTCAATTAACTATAACGGGAAATGTAGTAGCCGACCCAGAGTTGCGTGTAATCTCTAGCGGAAAAGCAATTGCAACCTTTACAGTCGTATCATCTAAATCAGTTAAACAAGCCGATGGCTCATGGGAAAACACCGATACAACATTTTGGGATATTAAATGTTGGGGTAAAACCGCAGAGAATGTAGCCGATTCGGTTCAAAAGGGAATGTCCGTAATTGTTGTAGGCACCGCAGTTCAAGAGAATTGGGATGATAAGGCAACAGGGGCTAAGCGCTCAAAGATTGCCGTTACCGCTTGGAATGTGGGTATTGACCTCAAGCGCCATACAACCACGGCAAGTGTTGTCCAGCGTACAGATGCCTCATTCAACCCATCTACGCCTGACCCGTGGAGCGCTCCATTCGGTTCGGATGTTGCGCCTTTCTAACCATCGTATAGTATGCTAGGGGTTAATAATTTCCTTACGAAAGGGGAAAATAGTGGCTTGGACTGATTACTTCGTCAGCAACATCGCTGGCTCTAAAGTCGTTGTATCCGAAACTGGCAGACCGTTCGTATCGCATGAGATTGCCCCACGCGAATATATTGAAATTGAATTGACCGAGACGACAAATGAGTTGCCTTACAAGATTTCGTTTCGGTCATTCAATTCACTTGGCGTACAAACAGAACACCGTATGTATGCTCAAGCAGGTACATTAGATATGGCTCGCACCTTTGCAAAAGCGGTTGCGAATCTTCGCTTAAACTCTATGGAATTTGTCCTAGACGGAGAATAAGTACAAAATTCACTTAATGCTAAAATCATTGAGTGAAAGATGACTACTCCGACCTAAATGGCGGTGGAGTCTTGTCCGTTCTCGGAGCCTTCGCGGTGCAAACCCATGAATTATTCACGGAGTTGCAAAGTGCAGGGTTCAACGAAGAACAGGCTATTAAAATTCTTGTCGGACTAGCATCTAAAGAGTAGAGGGAAGCAATGGCAGAAAAGCCAGATTTACAGGAACTCGGCTCTACGGGTTTACGCCGTTCTGGTGGAACGGTTTATGAAGAATTCCTCGTTAATCTCCGTGGACTTCGTGGCGCTCGCGTTTATCGTGAGATGGCAGACAACGACCCGACAATTGGTTCGATGCTTTATGCAATTGAGAAAGTTATTACACGCCTTGAATGGCGTGTAGACCCATATTCAGATAATTCTGAAGATGGCGATGTAAAGCCTGAAGATGAAGAAGTCGCCGCATTTATTGATTCCTGCTTGCACGATATGTCAGATTCTTGGGACCAAACACTTTCTCAAATTCTTTCGATGCTCGTTTACGGATACTCCTATAACGAGATTGTTTACAAAGTCCGTACAGGTCCAGAAGCCAAAGACCCATCTAAGCGTTCTAAGCACACAGATAACAAAATTGGATGGCGCAAGTTACCTATCCGCTCCCAAGAAACTTTATTCCGCTGGCAGATTGACGAGCGCGGTGGAATTCAAGCAATGGAGCAGACCGACCCATCATCGGGCGGAACACACATTATTCCTATCGAGAAGGCTCTGTTGTTCCGTACAACTACAGCCAAAAATAACCCAGAGGGTCGCTCAATTCTTCGTAACGCATATCGCCCTTGGTTCTTCAAGCGCCGTATTGAAGAAATTGAAGCAGTCGGTATTGAGCGCGATTTAGCAGGTTTACCAGTTGCCTATGTACCACCTGAGTACCTATCAAGTGCGGCTACAGCCGAGCAAGCAAATGTTCTGGCGACAGTTCAAAACATCGTTACATCTATCAAGCGTAATGAGCAAGAGGGTGTTGTATTCCCAACGCTTTACGATGATGCAGGACATAAGCAGTTCGACCTAGTTCTCCTATCTTCAGGCGGTTCACGCCAGTTCGATACAGACAAGATTGTTCAGCGATATGACCAGCGTATGTCTATGTCAATCCTTTCAGACTTTATTCTTCTAGGTTCAGACCGAGTTGGCTCTTATGCTCTCGGCTCAACCAAGATGGATTTATGGTCAATGGCAGTTGATTCAATCGCTAAGAATATTGCTGAAGTATTTAACCAATACGCAATTCCACGCCTTCTAAAACTCAATGGTATGGATGCTTCACGATGCCCGTACCTTACCTACGGAGAAGTAAGCCATGTTGATTTGACTGAGATTTCAGACTTTGTAACTAAGTTGGCTACCGCTGGTGTTCTTATGCCAGACCCTAAGTTGGAAGATTACCTTCGTGATTTGGCTGGATTACCACCTGCTGAACACGATGGACAAGAAGCCTATGGCGCTCCAGCGATGCCTGATGCAGAAGGCGCTCAAGCAGGATTTGATGCACCTCCATCTTTGGAAGAAGAACTGGATATTCCAGAAGGACAGGAACCGCTAGACGGCGATTTGGAGTAGAGCATGGCAATTAGGTTCGGCTCTGGCTCAGAAGGTTCCAGAAATCCTCTCACCGCTGAAGAAGCGGCGATGGCTCGGGTTCTTGTTAATGCGATTCGTAATGCCACCGATAAAATTAAGGTGGATGAGTTGGCGAAGATTCTTGGTCGCTTAGATGCAGATACTTTAGACCGATTACTCCGAGCAATCTCTATCAATGGTGATGCACCAAAGATTGAAAGTCAGTTGCTAAGCATTATTGACCTAGGCGGAAAAGATGCTATTAAGGGTCTACGCGATATTGCACCTGCCTTGGCTCTCCCAGCATTTATACCTACCCAAGTTCGAATCGCCAATCCTGAAGCGATGGCTAATATGGATTTCACAAAGATTCCTAACTGGGCAAGAGTTAATCCAGAGCCAATTGCTTTCAGTCTTTCTTTCAATAGGACTAACCCTAATTCCCTAGCCTTCGCATCTCGTAGAGCGGGGCAGTTGGTAACCAGTATTGATGATTTAACCCGTCAGGCAATCCGTAAGATTATTATTGATTCATTTAACGAGCAGATTGATGTTCGCCGTACAGCAGTTCGAATTAAGAATATTATTGGTCTCCATCCTAAGTGGGCTGATGCCGTTCGAAAGTTTGAGATTCGTGAACTAGACCGTTTAATTAAGGCTGGTATCAAAGAGGCTCAAGCAATCGAACGCGCCCAGAAATCTGCTACCGCTTATGCAGACCGTCTCAAAAGCGCTCGCGCTAAGACTATTGCCCGCACAGAGATTCAGATAGCCCAAAATGAAGGGCGAATGGAAGGCTATCGCCAAGCCGATGAAGCGGGATACATTGACCCAGCGACAATGAAAATGTGGATTACAGCCCCAGACGAGCGCACCTGCGACATTTGTGCGCCTTTGAATGGAGAAGTCGTACCTTGGATTGGAACCTTCTCTATCGGGCTAGAGAAGCCCATAGTTCACCCTAATTGCCGTTGCACCTTCGTAATCATTCCTCCAGATAGAGGCACTAAATGAAGGTAATCAAGTTCGCGCCTGGACTTATTCCAGTCCTCAAACACCAAGAACACGACCAATCCAGTCACGGTAATTGGGCTGAAGGTTCTCAAGGAACAACTATTGAATTAACGGATGATGAAATCCGCGATGTTATCTATAACTCAAAGACCGTTAATGAGATGTTTCAAAAGATTGCTAAGCGCCAAGGCAAAAGTATGAAGCCATCAGTAGATAATCTTTCCGAGGATGAAATCACCCATTACCGAGGAGTTACCGATGTGAGCAGGGATGCTCAACGGCTACTTGACGGCAAAATTAAGTTCACAGAATTTCAAACTTGGGGTCAAGGTATCTATCTTGCAGAAGAAAAAGATATAGCCTCTCACTACGGAACATTGATAGGGATGAAATTAGATTCAAGCGCAAAGATTGTCCAAGGGGAAACAACTTGGGATAGCGCTTTTGATGTCAGTTACGACAACCCAAGCGCCAGAACCCGTAATACAACTACATCAAGTTTCATAGATTTATCCAGAATCGAGACACAGATTCGTGCTGGGAAAATGGATAATCTATCCATCTCTGATATGCGTAACATATATTGGGCGGCAAAAGGTTATGATGGATTTACTACATACGGGGAAACTGTTCTATTCAACGGTAGTAAACTAACGGTAAATAAGGCAGATATTGGCGAGGCAGTTCGAAAGCACCAAGAACATGACCAATCCACTCATGGTAACTGGGCATTAAGTGAGAACTATCCAGATTTACTAACCCTAGGCACATTTGATGAAGAATCTGAATACGACTCAGCATTGATGGTTTACAGCGAGCGCTATGGAGTAGACAAAGACGGCAAAATCGTTGGAGTTGAGACCTTTGAGCATGATGCTATAGATAGTTACTCTCAAGAGGGATATAAAAATATAAACGCATTTCTTCGCAACCCAAGAGGTTTTGAAGATTCTTACGAAATAAAATTCCTTCAAGAGAAGGTTGATGGGTTAGATTCTTTGATTGATAAGGCTCCAGATATGTTCGGAGACAAGACCCTTTACAGAATTGTAGATAACTTTGTTTTAGGAGAACTAACTCCAGGAGACACTCTCCGAGATAAAGGTTTCCTATCAACAACACGAATAGATTTGACCAGAGATACGGATGCTAGAGATGCACTTGGCGAAATATATGACACGCCTGACACGGTTGCTGTTATTCTTCCAAGCCCAACTAAAAGTGGCAAAGGAATTGCGGTAGACCTTTATCGAACCTCCGTCAATGATACGAGTTCAGTCTCAGACAGAGAGAAAGAAGTTCTATTACCTCGCAATACGGATTTGCTGTTTTTGGGGTACAAAAGAGGTATAGGGTCTGAAGATAAGGTCGCAGTCTTTCAAAGGGTGGATAAATGAGTAAATTCAAAACCGTTCTTGAAGATATTGAGATTATCGAGTCGGTCAAAAAACACGGCACCCACGACCAGAAAACTCACGGAAACTGGGCTACGGGAGCAACACCGAATTCGATTACTACAACTACTAATGCCATAGGTCAAGAGATTCAAACAATTACTTACGGTGATATTGTGATTGAGCGTAATAAGCCTGGAGAGGTTAGAGATAACAGCGACCAATCTAGGTTTATGTGGACTTATAGGGCTGGAAATGATGCTATGCGTATTGTTGCATCGCGCATCATGGGAACAGAAAACCCAAATATTAGAACTCCTGAATTAAGCGATGCTGAAATAAAATCTTTAGTAGAGGGAAAAGTTTATCCTTCAGGCAGTATGTCTGCTGATGCAATGAAGTCTGGAATAGAGAAAACAATTTCTGCCACATATACATTACTTGAAGATGCAAGAGCATCTGCACCAATGCCAATTCCTTTGTTCAGAGGAATTACCGTAGCAAATGGTTCTCCTGCGACAAGTATTAAAGTTGGCGATTCTTTTACAATGCCTTTATCTGCTACAACAAATCAACAAGAACTAGCGGAAAGATATGCTCGACCTAGAGAAACAGCACAAGAAACACCCATGGTTTTTACCTTCAAAGAGGGAACAAAAGCGACCCCAGTTCGACATAATTCGGATACAACTGGTTCAACAATCTATAGCGAATATGTTACTCAGGGTAAATTTAGAGTAGTATCTGTTGATAAGTCTAGTCTTGTAATGGATGGCAATAATAGAGTAAGCGGATACATAAAAGTTGAAGTTGAGCATACTGAGGTCTACAGCATAGATAAGGGTAATTATGAACCAGTTAAACCTTGACCTTATTGATGCTTTTGGTGGCTTAGTATTTGATGAGCCAATTGCAAAACATGGAGAGCATGACCAAAAAACCCACGGCAACTGGGCTACAGGTGGCACCGTGTACACATCCATCATTGACCGCCTAAGCCAGAAAGATGTAACTGGATTCAGCCTAGATATTTCTAGCCGTAACGCACCTCAGAGCGGATATATGACCTCCGATGCTGGGGCAGAGGAATCAGTTTCCTACGATGATTTCTTCTCTAGCCGTGACCGAAGTAGAGCCATTCTGCTTGAGTACATTGAGAAGAACGCTCAAGCGCTCAGCGACAGGGGTGCCTATTTTGGTATATGGGTTGTAAAAGACCAAGGAACCGTGTACCTTGATGTTTCTAGGCGTTACGACACCAGAGCAGATGCAGTTCGCGCTGGTTTTGCTAACGAACAGCAATCTGTGTACGACATTGAAAATGACGAATATATCTATATGAAAGATGAGGAAGATGACCGAACAAACAAAGCCGTTGATGGTGGAAGTACCAATCCCCGTCAATCAAATGACTCCAGAGGAGAAGAAAGCCTTCGCGGAGGAGATTCTCAACGCAATCGAGAAGAATCGCCCCACATCTGCCTCGGGCGACACCAAGGCGTAGAAAAACACCTAGAGGGTCAGCACGACCAAGCCACTCACGGCAGTTGGGCATCTGGTCGTTTCGGTGAAGATTCAGTTAAGTCTGCAAGAGATGGCGCAAAAGAGTACGCCTTCAAAGCGGGAATCAAGCAAGACGATTCCATTGACTATCAAAAGACAGTTGCGAACAGAGCAAGAGCGGCTCGCATTGCCGATGCTTACGATGAGTTGCCTACCGTGGATGAGGATGCTTTCGAGTCTTACACAGCCCTTGCAACAGAGGTAGAGGCTCAGTTCGAATACATGACAAAGACTCTCGGTATCAAGGTTGAATTTGTAGCCGATGACCCATACAAAACTTCCAGAGAGATGTTCGCAGATGTGAGCAAGGGAGTTCTAAAAGTATTAAGTACAGCCTCAACAGGGTCACACCCATTTCTTTCAGATGAACAGAACGACAAGTTCCGAGCAGTTCACGATTTTTTTGGACACGCGGCGACAGGTCGAGGTTTCGGTCAAGATGGAGAAGAATCGGCTTGGGTTCACCACTCTCAGATGTTTACAGAGACCGCTCGCGGTGCGCTTACAACAGAAACCCGTGGGCAAAACTCTTGGTACAACTCACGCGGTAAAGTCTTTGCTGAGCAGAAAGTGGCTCTCCTGCCTAAAGAATTCTGGGAAGTGCCAGAGACATTTGAGAAGCAATATAGGGTTATTAAATTCCAAGCGGGGTTAATCCCTACCCTTAAACACCTTGAAGGTCAGCACGACCAAGCGAGTCATGGCTCTTGGGCTACCGCTGGCTTCACAGACGAAGAAAAAGCCCGTATCGCTGAATGGGAGAATCGCGGTTTTGCTCTTGAGGATTTAGATGCCCTTTTTGCGCCAGTAAGTGATGATGAGTTGCGCGAAATGCTTTTGAACGATGAAAATAGTTATCCGCTTGTAGAACAGGCTATTGCTAATTATGTTCAGGCTGAGATTGACGATTTTGCCAGCAGAGTAGAAAGGTCTCCTACTCCAGCCGAGATTGAAGGCATAACGGAAAGAGTTACAGAGGAAAGAATCAAGGCGTATATTGAAATTGAGCGGGATGACTATTCTGAAAAAATTAGAGAATCTAGGGGAGCATCAATAGATGCCTTAAAACCATTTTTTGAAGAAGTATTTAATATGGAACACACATATACAGATAAAGAGGGTGTCGAAAGAACTCTTGAGTCAAGAATTACCAGCGCGGGAAAAATGGCAGACGATTACGAGGTATATGTTGAGGGATGGGTATACGATGAAAGCGATACTGCGGTAGGAAAGTTTGAAAGACTTTTCTTCAAAGATGAGACAACAGGAGTATGGGCAGTCGAGCATAAATGGCTTCAGTTAGACGATGACCATAAGGGAACAGGCTTTGGAAAAGCCTTCATTCAACAGACCGAAGATTTCTTTACTCATAGAGGATTTGGCTACATAAAAGTTCTTGCTGGTCTTGAAGATGGCGCTCGCCATTGGGCTAATGCTGGCTATGACTTTAATCCAGACCATATTGAGCAATCAGCGCAAAATATGAAAACCCGATTTGAAAGCGTACTTCGTGGAGCGCCAGAAGGTTTCTTCGCGCAAGCAGACATTGATGAGTTTAATTCTGTCTACGATAGGTTAGTTGATAAATCAACGGGCAAGGTCAGAGATATGAAAGAGCCAGACTTCCCGTTCCCTGCTGAGTTCACCATGCTTGGTTACGACAGGCGCAAAGATTGGCAGGGCAATCCAACTTGGCTTGGTAAAGCAGGTCTATATGGCTTGGCTGTTGAGTATGTAAAGCCTTTAACCGCCGAAGGTCGCAGTCTCCTTTCTGGACCAATTGACCGCGATGGCGATGGTTTAGTTTATGACGGAACAGGGCGAGAAAAACCTGCTCCTGCCCCAGCGAATAACTAAAGGTGGTATGATATGGCTATGAGTAGAGAAGCAAAATTAAAAGAGATTCAGAAGGCGTGGCGTGAGTGGTCTGCCGTTACTGAGTTCACTTCAGATACAGGCTCATCCGAGCAAGACGAGATTGCTCTCACCGATAGAATTCAAACCATACTTAAAAACAATAAACAGTAGTTAAAAATGTATCCGCTACTATGTACCTATGGCGGATATTGCACCAAAACTCATCGGATTAAGCGCAGATAAACTACGCGCTTTACACGAACGCCTTCATAAGTCTGAGGCATCTCCAGAGGTATTAGAAGTCCATCACCTAGCCGTAAATGAGATGTTGCGCCGTGGGCTAGAAGCCCCAGCAAACGATGTCTGGGATGAGTTCGACATCCTCGTAGACACAATGAAAAACGCAAATCTTGAGGGTCTGGTTGGCTCACTTCCAGCCGAGATGATTGAAGATGTTATTAAATCAACAGGCTCATCAGTTGCCAATGTTCAACTTTTCTTAACTACTACTGGGTACGAAATGCGCCTTGAAGAAGTAGAAGAAGTAAATAAAATGATTCGCCGTGAAAACGGAAAATGGACAGTTTATGATGAGGAAGGCAAGCGACCTTTCGGCACATACAATTCGAAGGCTGAGGCAGAACGCCGTCTAGCCCAGATGCACCAGTTCAAGAAGGCTGAAACTTTTACACCGCCGAAGGCAGTCCGTAGCGCGGCTCGCAGAGCGCTTGACTGGATTGGTGAGGGCAAGGCTGGAAGTGGATTTACTGGAGTTGGTCGCGCTCGCGCTAACCAGTTGGCTTCAGGTGAGCAAGTAACAATGGCAACACTTAAGCGGATGAAGTCTTTCTTCTCACGCCACGAAGTTGATAAGGATGCAGTTGGATTTAGCCAAGGAGAAAAGGGCTATCCAAGCGCGGGTCGAGTCGCTTGGGATGCTTGGGGCGGAGATGCTGGTTTTGCTTGGGCTGAGTCAATGGTTTCCGAAAATGACAAGCAAGTTGAAAAGCATAATCAAGGCAAGCACGACCAAAAGACTCACGGCTCTTGGGCAGATGGAATTGCAGATGCAATCAATAACGGTGAGCATCCAATGGTTGAAAAAGAAAATGTTTCTGCTTTCTTAATGAAGGCGGCAAAACGGACAGACCATCCAGACCTGACTGAGTTGAGCGTTGAAGGAACTTTGCTTTACGGTGATGAAGGAATGGGTATTGCCCGTAAGGATATGCCTCAGATTCCTGGAAAGGAACGCGCTCGCTTCCTTGCTGAGATTGAAGAATCTAAGGGAATTACTGCTGAAAAAGAAAAGGTAGACCCAACAACTCTTAAGCCAGTTCAAAAAGAAATTTCTGCCGCTCGCTCTGGTGCTATCTATGAGAAGTTCCGCAAAGACGGAGAAATTCCAAAAGACGAACGAATCCTTATTTCAAGTGATGGATATGTAATTGATGGTCACCACACATGGGGCGCGGCTGTTGCTTTTGCTTTTGATAATCCTGGAACAGAGATACCCGTCTATCGTTTATCAGTAACAGCAAAAGAAGCACTAGAAGTTTCTCTTGAATGGTCTACAGCAAATGGATTTGAAGGTCAGGCTATTGATGCAAAAGAGCCAGCAAAGAAATCTTTAGCGTGGCAACCAATTACTAAGCACGGAGAACACGACCAGAAAACCCACGGGGCATGGGCTAACGGTGAAGATAGTGCTATTCCTGCACTAGCACCTGATAAAGAACCTGATGCAAAATGGTCAGCGGAAGCAGTTGCTCAAGCACGGGCTATACGAGAACGAGCGCTTGCAGTAGAACCAAAAGTTACTGAGTTGATGAAAACAATTCAAGAAAATTCTGGTGGAGAATTTGTTCAATTAGACCAAAGAGTTAAATCAACAGATTCTTTAGCAAGCAAGATTGATAGAGATGCCGTTTCAGAATTTGATGGCGATAGGTCAAGGTCGGCTGATGCTGTCTCTGATGCAGTTCGCTACACCCTCAAGGTTGGCGATGATGGTTATGCCCAATCCCTTGATTCAACGGTCAAGGCTCTTGAGGCATCGGGCTTCAAATTGCGAGTTAAGAATTTCTGGCAGTCTGGTGACCCTTACGATGGAGTCAATATCAAGGCTACAAAAGACGGAATTACAGTTGAAATCCAGTTGCACACACGCAGTTCGTTTGCCCATAAAGAAGGCGAGGGTGGAACACACCCAATTTACAAGGCTTATCAGGTTGAGTTGAACGATTCCAAGCGTGAGAGTATGTGGAATCAAATGATTGAAATTGCTAGAGGCGTATCCCGCCCAGCCAACTACGGGTCAATTCTGGCTACGGGAACCCTTGTCCTACAGCAGTTCCAAACTGCTCAAGAGGCTGGCTTGATTAAATCAACCCCAGTTGGTAATATAACTACCAAGAGAGGAGGACAAGCATGAGATATTTCGTAAAGATGAGTAGAGGCGTACCGTTTAACCTGTATCGCTTCGACATAATCAATGAAGAACGCTGGTATCCGACACAAGGCTG